ATATAAAACAATACGGAGACCCTGATGGCGATCCGATACCTGAAGAGATGTTGGACTTAGCCTTAAAAAACTTTAAAAGCAGAACCCAAATAACAAAGGACGCACAAGAGGCAAGCGATGCCCAAGCCGTTGTGGACCGCAAGGAAGCTCGTGAGGGTGACGCCCGTGATCCGGTTACGGGGCAGCGCATTCGTGATTTAGATTTCGAGTGTCCAGAGGGTTATACCTTTAACGAGGCGGAACAGCGGTGTGAGATAGTTGCAAGTGTGGGCTCTGGTATTCCAACCCGCGGCGGGTCATTTCCAGAATTGACAAATTCTGGTGCTACAACTGGGGTTCCTGTAGTTAATACTCAGTACACGCAGTTTGCTGCTCCGACCTTGGCTGGATTACCTGCTGCTGCGCCGAATGGTTTTGTAATGCCTATGATGAATACGCAACCGATTACAATCGCGCAACAAACTCCGCAGGGACTAGCTGGATTACAGCAGCAGATTCAGCGTAATGCAGGGATGCAGACTGGGTGAATTTACAAGCCTTACCGGAAGAAGCATTAAAGGAAATCTTGGCCTTAACTGAGGCCAAGAGGCGGATGGATTTGCGTGAGGAAGCGCAGGAGAAGTTCTTACCGTTTGTACACCATGTGTATGACAACTTCATTGAGGGTCGCCATCACCGTGTGATTGCCGAAAAACTTGAGGCTGTTGCGCGAGGGGAACTCAAGCGGTTGATTATCAACATGCCGCCTCGTCATTCCAAGTCTGAGTTTGCAAGCTACTTGATGCCTGCTTGGTTTCTAGGTAGAAACCCTAAATTGAAAATCATTCAGGCTACGCACAACACTGAGTTGGCGGTACGGTTTGGTCGCAAGGTACGAGATTTAATAGATGACCCTGAGTACAAGATTATATTTCCTGAGACGAATCTTAAAGAGGACAACAAGGGAGCGGGTACTTGGGGCACGGACAAGGGTGCGGAGTATTTTGCGGCGGGTGTTGGTGCGGCCATCACGGGCCGTGGCGCGGACTTGCTTGTTATTGATGACCCACATTCGGAGCAAGATGCGTTAAGCTCTACTGCGTTTGACCATGCGTATGAGTGGTACACTTCTGGTCCTCGCCAGCGTTTGCAGCCGGGCGGTGCGATCATAATTGTTATGACTCGTTGGGGTAAGAAGGACTTAACGGGTCAATTACTGGCGCAACAGGGGTCGGACATCATGTCTGATCAGTGGGATGTTGTAGAATTTCCTGCGATTATGCCTAGTGACGAGCCATTGTGGCCTGAGTTCTGGGAAAAAGACGCTTTATTGTCGATCAAGGCGTCATTACCTGTCGCCAAGTGGAATGCACAGTGGCAGCAGAACCCTACGAGTTCGGAATCCGCGATAATTAAGCGGGAGTGGTGGAAAGATTGGGAGAAAGAGAAGATTCCGCGGTTAGAGTACGTGTTACAGGCGTATGACACGGCCTTTTCCAAGAAGCAGAGTGCTGACTACAGTGCGATTACGACTTGGGGCGTGTTTAAACCGGAAGATGGCGGTCCAGACAACATAATTCTGATGGATGCGCGTAGGGGTAGGTGGAATTTCCCTGAGTTAAAAGAAGTTGCCCATGAGGAACATGAATATTGGGAGCCTGACATGGTGATTGTTGAGGCGAAGGCCACTGGACAGCCTTTGATAGACGAATTGCGATTGAAGGGCATTCCAGCCTTGGGGTTCTCACCGGGCAAAGGAAGTGATAAGGTAACGAGAATGCACATGGTTGCCCCGTTGTTTGAAGCGGGGATGGTATGGGCTCCGATGCACGAAAAGTTCTCTGATGAGGTCATAGAAGAGGTTGTTTCGTTCCCATATGGGGATCATGATGACTTTTGTGATAGTATGACCTTGGCATTAATGCGGTTTCGGCAAGGCGGATTTATTGCTTTGGACGGCGAAGAAGAAGACGAATCAGAATGGAGGCCCCCGAAGCGGGAGTATTATTGATGGCATTACCACCCAACATGGTTGCACCGGGCTTAGACCTGAATGATACAGCGGGACTTCCTGACGTAGAAGTTCCTATAGATGTTCCGATGGAGTTCCCAGACGGGGCAGAAGTTATTGATGACGGTCGTGGTGGCGCGATTGTTCAGGCTATTTCCATGGCTCAAGAGATGCCACAGGAAGAATTGATTCCGTTTGACGCAAACTTGGCTGAGTATCTGGAAGACGGTGATCTTGGCGAGTTGTCCACGGAACTTAGGGGGTTTTACGAGGATGATCTTGAGTCACGATCCGAGTGGGAGGAGACCTACGTTAAGGGTTTAGACCTCTTGGGATTGAAGAGTGACGAGCGCAGCACACCCTTTCAGGGCGCATCGGGGATAACTCACCCAATGATAACGGAGAGTGTGACGCAGTTTCAGGCACACGCTTATAAGGAGCTATTACCGTCTGGCGGTCCTGTTCGGACTAGCGTTGTTGGATTGAAGGATCGGCAGCGTGAGGAGCAGGCCAAGCGCGTTAAAGATTTCATGAACTATCAGATTACTGAGGTCATGGAAGAGTACGATCCCGATATGGATCAAATGTTGTTTTATCTCCCCTTGAGCGGTTCTACGTTTAAGAAGGTTTACTTTGACCCTACTAAGCAACGTGCGGTTGCTAAGTTTATTCCTGCACAGGACTTGGTTGTTCCGTATTCGGCGTCTGATTTGCAGACTGCCAGCCGCGTGACGCATGTTCTCCGCATGGAGATGAACGATGTTGCCAAGATGCAGTACGGTGGGATTTACCGGGACATTGATCTGAAGGTATCGGATGATGTTGAGGCGGATACTGTTCGTCAGAAGGTCAATGAGCTTGAGGGTTTATCTAAGAGTTATAGCGACGATGTTCTGACCATCTTGGAGTTCCATGCTGAATTGGACCTTGAGGGTTTTGAGGACATGGACCCGCGGACGAATGAGCCAACGGGTATTAAGTTGCCGTATATTGTTACGCTGGATGATTCATCGGGCAAGATACTGGCGATCCGCCGCAACTACGACCCCAACGATATGATGAAGAAGAAGCGTCAGTTCTTTGTGCATTACAAGTTTATGCCGGGATTGGGTTTCTACGGGTTTGGTTTGGTGCATATGATTGGTGGCCTCGGCAGAGCAGCCACGAGCCTTCTCAGACAGCTTATTGACGCTGGCACACTAGCCAACCTCCCAGCAGGGTTTAAGGCCCGTGGGGTGCGTGTACGCAACTCTGACGAGCCATTACAGCCGGGAGAGTGGCGCGACCTTGATGCGCCCGGGGGCAGCATCAGAGACGCCCTTGTTCCATTACCGTACAAAGAACCATCGGCCACGTTATCTCAGCTTCTTGGTGGGTTGGTTGCTGACGGTCGCAGGTTTGTATCGTTAGCAGATCAACAGATCAGCGACATGAGCGGACAGAACGAGACTCCTGTTGGCACTACGGTTGCTATGTTGGAGCGCGGCATGAAAGTTATGTCCGCAATCCACAAACGTCTGCACTACGCCCAGAGAAACGAGTTCCGTTTGCTGGCGCGTATCTTCTCCGAGAATCTTGCTCCGATGTATCCCTATCAAGTAGCGGGTGCAGAGCAGGGTGTTAAGGCAGAAGACTTTGATGCTCGGGTAGATGTTCTCCCCGTCTCGGACCCGAACATCTTTTCTATGGCGCAGCGGGTTACTTTGGCTCAGACGCAGCTTCAACTGGCCCAATCTAATCCGCAACTGCACAATCTCCCAGCAGCGTATAGAAGGATGTATCAAGCATTAGAGGTGCAGAATATTGATGAGATTCTGCCGCCAGAACCAGAGCCGCAGCCCATGGACCCTGCAACTGAGAATGGAATGATTATAGGCGGCAAGCCTGCTAAAGCTTTTCCACAACAGGACCATGATGCTCACATGCAGTCGCATTTGGCGTTGCTTGAACTAGATATCTTGCAGCAGACCCCTGCGGTTTTGGCGGGTTTATTCACGCATATCTTGGAGCATGTCAGCTTGAAGGCTCGTAATACGGTACAGCAAGAGATTCAGCAGATGCAGATGCAGCAACAGCAGGAGATGCAGGACGCTACAGCCCAGCTACAGAATCTGGTTCAGGCGGGAGCCATTCCTATGCAGCAGGCTCAGATGCAAATGCAACAGATGCAAATGCAGATGCAGCAATCTCAGATGCCCCCTGATCAGATGGAAGCCAAGGTAGCACAGGTTGAAGCTCAACTTCTTATAGAAGTCATGCCCTTGATGACCCACAAGGGTGCAGGCGGGGAAACTCAAGACCCACTGGTAACTATCCGTATGCAGGAGTTAGCCATCAAGGAGATGGAGACTCAGCAGAAAGCCCAGATAGATGTTGCTAAGTTGGCTCTTGAGGAGCTTAAACTGGAACAGTCCGCTACTACTGACTCTGCTCGGTTGGAGTTGCAGGAACAAATTGCAGATGAGCGCACTGACGTGAATCGGGAACGCATTGATGTTCAGCGACAAGGGATGGAGATGAGGAATGCTAAAAACTAATAAAACTCAGACTGTCGCGAGTAAGAACATTCGCTCGGAAAGACCTCCGGTCAAGCAACTTCAGCAGGGTGTTCAAAAGAAACTAGGGGGTGGAATGATTAAGAAGTTCAGCCCTATTGCTAGACCGCAGAGGTTTGTCGGGGTGTTCTAAGTGATTGATCCTATTACTGCTTTTGCCACCGCATCTGCCGCCTACAGCGGTATTAAAAAAGTTATTGGACACGCTCAGGAACTCGAAAGCATATCAAAACAGCTTGGAAGTTGGTATGGCGCTTGCGCGGATATCAACCGGGCGCAGACACAACGCAAGAACCCCACTTTTTTTGAAAGAGCCACACAGGGTCAGTCCATTGAAGAGGAAGCTCTTGAGATACTAATTCACCAGAAGACGTTAAAGGAGCGTGAGTTGGAAATTGCGGCAATGATCAACATGCGGTTTGGCTGGGGGACATATGACGAGATGCTGGACATGCGCCGGGAGATCAGGGCCGAGCGGGAAAAGACTGCATTTGCACAGGACGAGGCCAAGCGTCAGATTCAAAACAATATGGCAATATTGGGATTATCTATTATGATTATTGGGGTTATTAGCGGCGGCATTTATTTGGTGATATTGGTATCATGAACATTTTAATCCCCCTTGTTATGGCAAGTTCTCTACTCAACCCAGAATACGTTACATGCCATTTGTGGAAGTATGTAGAAAATGGGGATGAAATCCTATGTTTGTATTCAGGGAAAAATGGCACGTTAGGGTATCATTACCCAACTTTAAGTTTCCGAGAGTGTCCCAAGCAGTTTGAATGCCTGTATCAACCGAACTCTAAAGCTAAAGTCAGCTTAAAAGATATCTTGAAAGGACTGTCCGATGGATTTTAAGAAGATACTAGAATATAAAATTCTACCCCGACTTATGATGTTCGTTATGACCATCATGTACATTCGGGTTATTGAATGGGGAATGTCATTAGAAGACCTGTCCACACAACAAAGTGCAATGATTTCAATATGTTCTGGCTCCATGACAGGCGCATTTGCAGTATGGTTAGGATCAGAGAAATGATGGCATTACTTGGAAGTCTGTTAGGTTTCGGGAGTTCCTTTCTCCCCGAGGTCTTGAGTTATTTTAAGGCCAACCAACAGCAAGCTCACCGTATGGAGATGATGCAGCTTGAGACTGAACTAGCGCAACGTCGATCAGAAATGAAATTGGTTGAGTTGGATAAGAAGGCCGACATTGAAGAAACGAAAGGACTGTATGAACATGACCGATCTATTGATGCTGGCGGATTTATCAACGCTCTGCGGGGCAGTGTTCGTCCTGTTATTACTTATGCCTTCTTCGGATTGTTTGTAGCTACCAAGGTTGTTATCATGGTTAAGGTTGGGCAGTCTGGTGGAGAGTGGACAGAGGCTGTTGAGCTTATGTGGGATCAAGAAACTGCTGGGCTTATGAGCGCAGTTTTAGCCTTCTGGTTCGGAAACCGGGCCATATCTAAGTATACGGGAAAGTAAAAATGTCTGAGAAAAAAATTAAGAAAGTAATAAAGGGTTTGAAGAAAGCCTCAAAGCTACATGCAGGACAAGCCAAGGTATTACAGTCAACGTTGAGGAAAAAGAAGGGGAAGTAGGCATGAGTCGGGGTATACGTCCTTTATGTGGCGTTACACTAGAAGACGCTTTCGTGCGGTCTGACCGCGTGGTGGCTTTCCCTCAGTTGTCTGAAGCTGACAAGCAGTGGATTGAGCTTGAAAAGCAACAAGACCTTATACGGGAACAAGCAAAACTTATTTCGGAGAAGGAATGATTAATGGGCTACAAGCTAGGAAACCGAAGCGTCTCAAACCTAGAAGGTGTGGACGAAAGG